ACGCTGGGGCGCGATATTGTCCCCAGTCAGATTATCAGCGTGCTGTCCGTTGCCGGAGTGTATCAGGTCGAACTGGTGACACCAGTGCTGAAGGTAGTGGCAGAAAACGAATGGGCAAACTGTACGGCGATCACTCTTAACATGACCGGGGTGTCCGATGGCTGAGCCGCTACAACTCCCGCCACCGCTTGAGGGTGATATCAGTCTCAGAACGCTGGGAAGACTCGCCGGGCGGCTGGATAACATCGACCTGAGCGTACTGATGGTCTATCTCGTCGATATTGTCGACAGTTCCGCGCTGCCATGGCTGGGCGAGCAGTTCTCACTGTTCGGCGATGGCTGGGAGCTGGCGGAATCTGACGATGTACGCCGCATGCTTATCAAATCCGCTATCGAGCTGCACCGCTACAAAGGGACGCCGTGGTCAATCAGGGAAATTATCCGCCGTTTCGGCTTCGGCGAAGTGGATCTGATTGAAGGCACTGGCCAGATTGGCTACGACGGCAAACACACTTACAACGGGCTTTTCGTTCATGGCGATGCGGAAGCCTGGGCGGTATATCGCGTCATCCTTCAACAACCCATCACTAACGATCAGGCGGCGCTGTTACGCCAGACGCTCGCTGCCTTTGCTCCGGCCCGCTGCCATCTGGCAAGCCTGGAGTATCAGTCTGTCGCCATTCGCTACAACAACACCGTCAACTATGACGGCAGCTATAACCACGGGAGCAGTTAATTATGGCAAACCTACCTGAAACCCCGCAGTGGGAAGACGGCATCTATCAGATTGAGGTCTCTGACCCCGTTCTGGGCGGGCCTGACGGGATTTCTAACCGTCAGGGTAAACAACTGGCCAGCCGCACGCTGTACCTGAAACAACAGGTTGAAAAAGGCGGCACAGACCTTGCGAACCACATCGCGGCGGCAGACCCGCATACCCAGTACGCACCGAAAGCCAGCCCGACATTCACCGGCACGCCAACAGCGCCCACGCCTGCAAATAGCGATAACAGCAAGAAGCTGGCGACGACGGAGTTTGTGGCCAAAGCACTTGCGGCACTTGCAGGCAGTGCTCCTGAGACGCTGGATACGCTCAAAGAGCTGGCTGATGCCCTTGGCAACGATCCGAATTTTGCGACCACGGTACTGAACAAGCTGGCGGAGAAGCTGGCCAAAGACCAGAACGGCGCAGATATTCCTAACCCGGCGCTCTTTGTCAAAAACCTTGGTTTAGGGGAAGGCTCTGCGTTGCCGGTTGGCGTGCCCATTCCGTGGCCGTCAGCAACGCCACCAACGGGGTGGCTCAAATGCAACGGAGCCGCGTTCACAGCAGCACAGTATCCCAGACTGGCGCAGGCCTATCCGGCGCTGAAACTTCCAGACCTGCGTGGGGAGTTTATCCGGGGCTGGGATGATGCAAGGGGAGTAGATAACGGGCGCGCATTATTAACTATGCAGGAAGATAATTTCAGAGAGCACAATCATGAGCTTTATATGAACGGAGGTTTTGGGCAAAATTACTGGACTCCATCGGGTGGCGATAATTCATCCTATGACTCTGTTATCACTACAGGTAGTCGAGGTGGAAATGAAACACGCCCACGTAACATTGCCTTTAACTTCATTGTGAGGGCAGCATAATGGCAGAAGCACAATTTAACGGCGATATGATCGCTGTCGTTGCCGGTGAAATCACCGTTTATAATTTCGATGGTTCAACCCGTGAATATCGTTCATCATCCGTCGAGTATGTTGCCGCCGGTATCGGACTTCCGGCACATTCCTGTATTGATGCTCCTCTGGATGCAAAAGAGGGACTCGTTATCTGCAGAACATCTGATTTTTCAGCATGGGAGTATGTTGCCGATCATCGGGGTGAGACTGCCTACAGTAAGGAAACCGGGAAACCATTTATCATCAGTGACCTGGGTGAATATCCCCCGGATTCAACCCCCGAAGCACCCGCAACACCCTACGATAAATGGGATGGACAGAAATGGGTGACCGATGCAGTAGCGAAGCGCAAGGCCGATATTGAATATGCCGGAGAACAGCGGCAGCGACTCCTTTCTGAGGTGGATGACATAACATCTGACTGGAGAGTGGCGTTGATGCTGGGTGATATCAGTGACAACGATAAAACTAAACTTTCAGCATGGATGGCTTATAAATCAGAAGTGAAAGCCGTCGATATTTCGACGGCTCCTGACGTTACCTGGCCGGTTAAGCCGGAGGCACAGGCCATCTGATATCGGGTGCCACATTTGTATCCAGTGTTTGCAACTCCCTGATATAAGCCAGCCAGTTAATCAGGCTGGCTTTATCTTCATTACTGATGACACCCAGTTGTAGTTCGGTCTGCCAGAGACTGATGATTGTCCTGGCGTCCTCTGTCAGTGATGCTTTTTGTTGTTCAGCCGCTTCAACATCTGCTGCATGTTTTTTATCGGTATCGGTCACCCATGCCGTACCGTTCCAGATATCGTATGGTGTGCCGGGTGCCAGAAGAGTGGTATCTGTCGGATAGTCGCCCAGGTTTGAAACCATAACAGCTGCGCCGGAGTGGGTGCTGTATAGCGTTTTTCCCCGATGGTCAGGTATGTACTCCCAGCCAGTTAAATCCTGAGTGCGGCAGATGGCACAGTCTGTGCGGAATTCGGGCGGTACTTCGACAGAGGAGTTAGCCGGAATGCCCACACCCACGGCCAGATACTCAACGGAAGATGAAAGATATTCCCGTGTCTCACCATCGAAGTTAAAGACCGTGACATTACCTGCGGTGGTCGCAATCAAATCGTGATTCAACAGTGCGTTATCCATTATGCAGCCCTCACAATATAGTTAAATGCAATGTTACGAGGCCTCGCTGTACCAAGGTAAATACGACCAGCGCTGAATACTGCATTTTTTAACGCGTAGGTAGCTTCATACGAGATGTTTTCTTGGTAAGCATCCCATCCAAGGTCAATATTTGTGTATCTGCTTGAAAAATTGACCGGATTATTTGCGGACTCACCGACAACATCTCTAATCAGTTTGCTTCCACTCTGTGTGGAAAAAATGGTTCGCTCTGCATCCACCCCACGCCCGTCATCCCAGCCCCGGATAAACTCCCCACGCAGGTCTGGAAGTTTCAGCGCCGGATAGGCCAGCGCCAGCTCAGGGTATTGCTCAGCTGTAAACGCCGCCCCATTACATTTAAGCCACCCCGTTGGTGGCTTCGCTGATGGCCACGGAATGGGGACGCCAACCGGCAACGCAGAGCCTTCCCCTAAACCAAGGTTTTTGGAAAAGCAGTTACACATAGAGAAATCTGCAAAAATCCTCCCACTATGATGTGAAGGAGGAAATTGATGGCCGTTATTGGTTATATCCGCGTATCAACAATCGACCAGAACAGCGATTTGCAGCGTAATGCACTCACAAGCGCAAACTGTGACCGCATTTTTGAAGACCGTATGAGTGGAAAAGTTGCCAGTCGCCCTGGTCTTAAAGGCGCTTTAAAGTGCATTAATAGCGGAGACACCCTGGTAGTGTGGAAACTGGACAGGCTGGGACGTAGCGTTAAGAACCTGATTGCACTCATATCAGAGTTACATGAACGTGGTGCCCACTTCCGCTCTTTAACAGACAGTATTGATACCAGCACTGCCATGGGGCGCTTCTTTTTCCATGTAATGTCGGCATTGGCGGAGATGGAGCGCGAGCTAATTGTCGAACGGACACTGGCCGGGCTGGCAGCAGCCAGAGCACAGGGACGCGTAGGTGGAAGGCCCAACGCATTAAAAACCCATGAGCGAGAGCAGATTGGGCGGCTATTGACGAAGGGACACACCCGCCAGCAGCTGGCAATTATCTACGGTGTAGGGTTATCGACGCTTTACCGATACTTTCCGGTGGATGGTCATAGGAAGGATAACGCAGCAGGAATGTAA